TCTTTCCCGTGTTTGGTCATACGACTACACCCATTTACCAGCAATTTCTATCCAACAATGTGGTTCCATCATTGGCACATGTCAGAACTTCTGTTTCGGCGTATGAGAACGGGTCTAATAATGCCGCTGCGCGTTCGGCTTATCAAGGTGCCGTCTTGATGCGAGTACTTGATGTCACCGACAATTTCGTTGCGGAAACTGCCATAGCTGCTCCGACTGAAGCAGTGAATGGAAAAGTACGATTCAACACTGTTGATCCAGTTACCGCCACGCAAATATTCATTTCACTCAATAACAGCGCTACTACGCCCGTGCCCGTATTATTCAACCGGTTTGCCGACACGGTCGCATTGAGCAATGGGTCAATCTTCACAATCAAATCTATAAAAACAAATGCAGTTTGTCACACACTGGATGTCGCATATGTTTCTGGACCCACCGCGCTTACAAATGATCAGGCAATAACGTTTTACACGTATCAAGCCGTCTCGCCGCTTGCGCTCACAAGACTAGACGCGATGAATTTGGCCGTCCGGGCTCAATATTTTCAGCCATATGCTCTCGTTGCTGCTGCAACTGGCACTGCTGCTGTTGATGCAGCAACAGGCATTAGGGCTCGCATTCTCGCCATTAAAAACGCGTTGCTGGATCAAGTGAGAGTCGTGTCGTCCCAATTATCACTCATGAGTAACAGTGTGTCATCCTTGTACCAAAATATCAACGTGGTGAATACGCAAGAAAACGCATTGATTGCTTATTTGCAATCGCAATCTGGAACCGGAACCAATGCATTGGATTTGGCCGGTGCGCAAATGTTGGTGCGTGAATTGGAGTTGTTTCAGTCTGCTTTGGCAGACCAGACGACCGTGGTCACCCTTCCCGGTCCTGCATCACTTCCAGACTATGAAAACAATTGGTTCAACCAACGTGTTGCCGCATTCTGGAATGATAGCGCAAAAGTGGATGCTCAGAAACCAACTGTTACAAATAGAACCGCTCTCTACAATACGGCCAATGTTGCCTTTCAGACTGCACGATTTGCCAGGCAAACCGCTGCAATTGATTTGTATATTGCAACTACCCCACCTTCCCAAACCATGACGGCTCCCATTAACACCCAATTTGCAAGCGAGCAAGCTAGAGCCATGATGCAGACCATGCCGGCATACATTGTTACGTCGTCTAATAATGAACTTGCCCAATTGATTTCCACCAGATTGATAACTTATGTTAGGGATCGCGAGGTTGCCGTCACCAGTGCTACTGATAGGCCCGCAAGGCTCGCTGAATTTGTACAAAAGAAGACGGTTGAATTCATTCAAATCATGAATACAAGAAATTCCGAATATGGCAAGGCGGCGCACACTAGATACCTGAGTGTTATTGATTTGGCAATTTCAACTGCATTCTATGCCAACGCCCAGACAGGCCAGACCAACTTATTTAACACTCTCATGCAACGATGGAATTTGGCCAGCAACAAATCCGACATATTTAACCAGATTAAACCATTGTTGTTTGAGTTTGTGTACACCACCAATAACACGGTTTATTCCAGCACCGATTTCCCATTAAAGGCTGCTGGGGGTGAAAATATCTCATGGTTTGGCGCACCCAATGAACCGGCGGTGGATGTCGTCAAACGAAATGGATTCTTGTACACAATCATCAACAATGGTTGGCAATTTGTCAAAGATGCATATAACTCGTATGATGGCATTCAATTCAGTGCGTACGCCGTCACCATTAGTGACGTCATAAAGACGAGCAGTTCGCCCTCACTTACTGTAGCACAACTCACTGCTCCTCCCAATCTTATAACGTTTAGCACCACTTTGGCGATTGCCAATCCTCGCAATTTGGCTCTTCCCTTAGCTGCGGTGCAGTCTATTTTGTCCTTGTCGTACAACATTGTTGGCATCGGATATGCATCTTTGGCAAGTGCAGAGGCGACAAGTGCGGATCTGGCTACTCTTGGTTTTACCAATATAACTGGAACTGGCACTGGAGAACTAAATTTCCAAATCGAACCAATTGAGAATAACCTCCGTTACAAATTCATTCGCAATAGCACTTGGTATCATGGATATCAACAATCGTCCAATTTGATCAATTCTTGGACGAAGTTATCTCCTGCGCAAAATGCGGTGATGTTCTATGCTGGCACGAGCACGGATGCGCCCGCCGCCAATTTGTTAGCCAGCAGTCAATCCAGCGTCACCGCTTTGTACGATGATGCGGCATTCGTCATGATAATTGAAGACATCGCTGCATCCACCACAAAATCGGTGTCCCTCTACAGGTATAGTGTGATGGGATTGACTTCGGGCGATCTTGTAGCTGTCGGAAAATTGGCACCGGCTATTGCGCCTGCTACTGGGCTTGTGCCAACTCTATACTCTGTCAATGGCGCATTTCAAAAGAGTTCAGCCAATAAAAACATCACCCTCGTCGGTGATTTGGTCATTCCATCTAGCATCAAAACCATCGGCATCAACGCATTTGCCAACTCGTCTCAGATTAAATCATTCGTTTTTGGCGCTGGACAGGCAGGCTCCGTATCCATTGGTTCAAACGCATTTCAAGAATGCACTGCGTTGTCCGCGCTCAATTTAGGTTCAACCGTTGGTTCAATTGGCCCCAGCGCCTTTTTGAGATGCACCGGGGCGAATTCCCTCGTGCTATCACCTTCAGCCAACTTCACGGTTGTGAATCACTGGTCCTTCCTTGGATGCAGCAAGCTGGGCACAAGCGGAAATCTGGTATTGCCTGCGGCATTGCAACAAATCAACGTGCAGGCATTTGCCAACTGCCCCCTTTTGACTTGCCCGCAATTGAACGGTAGTTTCCCACCTGCCTTGCAGAAACTCGGAATAGGCGCATTCTTGGTTTGCACGGGTCTCACAGATGCCCTTAATTTCAACAACGTGAACAATGCCGGTGCATCCATTAGCAGCATTACGTTCATTGGGAGCGCTGCGTTCATGGGTTGCACCGGCCTGAACGGCACACTTGATTTGCCCATCAACAATGATTACAAAAATGTGATGCCCTACGCGTTTTCTTCCATTGATGCTCCCATTTTCAGTATAAGTGGCAGTTCGTTGTCACTGACACTGCCTCCTGGGCCTGTGCCTAGTCTGCCAATGGCGCTGACCGGCGCGGTTGACGTCGCAAACACTAAAATCACGACCATTGAAACCCGCGCATTTCACAGGTGCGCTGCATTGAATCGCCTCACGCTCACAAACCTCGTCACAAAGGTTGGGGTTCAATCCTTCCTGAATTGCAGCAGTTTGAGCGGGACCCTGAATATTCCGGCATCGGTGCTCAACGTGAACGAACAAGCATTCATGGGGTGCTCCAGATTGACCGGATTGAACATTATTTCTGCCACGGTTTCATCGGATAATGCTGGATCGGGAACAGCACTCGGACCTAAATGCTTCAGCAATTGCACTGCATTGGTCGGAAGCACTGCGACGTCGGGACTCGTCATTCCAAACAATGTTATTTCCATGGGTGACAACGCGTTTGAGCAATGCACTAGCATTGAGTCGATTACCGTGGGATCTGGATTCACCCAGGCGGGATCATTCGGCGCGAATCTGTTCGCCGGCTGCACCAAACTTGCCCGCGTGGTTTTGGCATTCTCGTTCCTTTCCATCACCGGACCACCTGTTGTTAAAAATACAACTGCGCCCGTACCCCAAACGACCCCACCGACCCTATTGAATTCCAGCTTCACCGGGTGCACGGCACTCGGCGTGTTTGGCGACATCACCCCCACTGGAACCGTGCAAATTCAAAGTGGTGCAACCGGATGGACGCCCGGACGTGCCGCGTTCTTCAACAATCTCACAATTGTGGTCAACAACCGGAACATCACGTTTTATTTGAAAGAATTCAACAGGAACATCAGCGTGGTGGATCCGTCGAAGGAACCCGTGCAACTGGAAGCACTGCCCGTCACCGACGCTCAAGCGATTGTTTACGTCAAGGCATCCGATATGCGAAGTGTATTCCAAGTTTCAACCGACTCTTATGTGAATCCCGCGGTAGGTGATACACCTGAGTCAAACAGCGACCCTCAGAAACTCTTCTTTGTGCGACCTGAGGTGTTCCCCCAGTATCTCAACGTGGCAAATGCACACGTGGTGCAGGGTGGCATTGAATCTTACAATTCCAAGACCTACGAGCAATTGGTCAAGGACGATGTCATGCGCTACTATGCCACTTCGCTCTTCAACTCCGCCGACTGGGTCACGCTGTTTTCAAACGATGTTGAAATGATGGAGAACATGGTGGCGTCGTCGGGATTGATGCCGATTGTTCCCAATGGAGAGACCGACGCGACCGGAAGACAGTTGGTCAACGAGGGTGTGCTCAACAAGATCATGGCCGAGCTGAACAGGATAGCATACAATAGACCTCCTGGCCAACTTGTCCCCCCAAATGCCACCGGCATCATCACCCCCAATTTGGTGAAGTCCCGTCATCCCGCGGCCGAAACCACCAAATGGTCGGCTCTTCCGGACTCAGTCACTCCGGAACAGGGCAACATTGGCATGAAATTGTTCAATCTCATCAATCGCAACGATCCGGGGCGCATCACGTCCATGAATTTGAATGGCTCAATCCCCACTGTTGCCATTTTTGCCAGGAGATCAGTTCATATTCGTATTCACATTGAATGAGAACGAGGTGCAATTGGCGGCAGACCTTCCAAAGGTGACCGTCAAGCAACGCACCTACATGATCCGGCTCGCGCTCACGGACGACTTCGCTTCCGGATCATCGTTATTTGCCAACCACACTAGTGCGTTGTACGCCCCCTCCCCCATTAATCTCAACGTGTTGCCCGTCAGCGGAGCGTATGCCGCCGACTACATGTATTCCAATTACGATCTGCATATGGCCATCAAGCCGTCTCTTCTTAACCAACACGAGGCTTCGGTGTACAACAGGATCACCGGGGGCACGCACGAACCCGTTCGCACGCCCCTCAACCTGCTGCCATTCACGGGTTGGTATTACAACTATCAGCACAGCACGCAATCCATTCGTCTGAACTTCACGCCGTCCGATATTTCCTCAACTAATGTGTATCGGTATTCTGACTTGAGATACTTGTCAGCGTACATTTACTTCCCCACCACATGGCCTTCCCAGACGGCTTTGCCCAATGCCAACCACTTTCCACAATGGGTGCTGACATTCACCGGTGGGGTAGAGCCCATCACCATTTCATACAGGGCACAATTCTTGACAACCGGTGTAGACACTGTGAATTTCTTAGGTGAAACGGTTCCATTTGACTTCACCAACACGCACGTGCAGTTGATTTGCCCGTTTGATAACAACGCTGATTTGCTTCCATTGCTTGCAGGGAAACTCGCCAATGGCAACGCCGGAACTGCTAACAGTATAGCAGGAACCAATATCTTTAGACAAAGGAGCGGACAGGAGACTGTGAGCGGGTTGCGCTCACGCACCAGCAACATGGGTCCATTCACTTACCCTCCCATTGCTCGCGGATATCAAGGCATCAATATGATAACAACACTAACACAAGACCAGATTGATGCCCTTAAACCCGCCGGTGCCACCCCCAGTTTTTATAGTTTGACCTCTATCACCCTGGACATCAACATGATCAGCAAAGACGGGTTTGTTCCCTCCATCATCATGAAATCGGTTGAAGTGGTTGCAAAGAAATACGAATCGTACTACTTGGCCCCCCTTGACCCGAACTAAACGGATGACCGAGAGGTTGCATTAAAAAAATGATTTAATCGTTTCATTGTTTCACCATTGCGATTAAATTATTTGTGATTTGCATCAATTCACTTGTTCCATGATCTGATTCTGGTCTTGAGTCTGATGCGGCGGGTGCGTGAGTGACGACAACCCGCGATCCGACTGATCCGGATTGAGCACCACGTTCTCCGTGTTGAACAACTGGTTGCGAATGTCGCTCGCATTCATATCGGAGCCATCGGCCGGCTCGGGATCCACCGCAAAATCGGATCCGGCGGTTTGAGACACGCCCACCAGCTCGCCCTGCTCGTTCAGCGTCTGCGTCAACTTGTTGCCGCTCTTCGCCGCCAGAGCCTTGTTCTCGTCAATCGCCTTCTGCTTGGCTTCCTTCACGCGCTTGTCAAACTCCGACTTCGCCTGCTCCTCGTTCTTTTTCTTGTCGCTCATCAGCTGGTTCAGCGTGTCCTCCATGTACTCCACGCGCCCCGTCTTGTACGCCTCGGGATGAAATGGGACCCACAGCCCCACGGGTCCCACAAACACGTCGTGATGGGGGTCCACCTCGCGCAGCATCTTGCAGCGCAGCTCGGCCTCCTTCTGCGAGGGGAACACGCCGCGCACCTTGAGGCCGCGCACCGACGTCTGGAACTCGTGCTTCGCGCCAAACTCCTCGTCCAGCCGCTCCTCGTTCATGTCCAAGAACGACTTGTAGTCGTCCACAATGTCGGTCTTTGCAATGAGCTCCTTCTCGGACTCCTTGAACTGCTGGAAGTCCTCGGTCAGCTTGTCAAACTTGACGCCGTACTTGTAGGACACGAAATTTAGGAACTGCAGAAACTTGTCGGTGGATTTGTGGATGTCCCAGTGCTCCACAAACTTTTGGAATAAGAAGTGCTCGCGCTGCTTGATGATGTGTTCGGGCGAAATGAACGACAGGCACGCGAACTTCTGGCCCGCAATGGGCTTGTCCTCGTCCAGCAAGTCCACGTATTTAGGGTTCACGGTGCCGTCGGGCAGCTTCTGCAGTGTCACGCCATTCGGCGGGCATGATGATGTGTGATCGGTCATTGATTTAGTTATGTGCAACGTGTTTAATATTTCGGGTTTGATTCTAAGCCCATTTTTGAACAAATGTATTAATTCAAACTAATTTATTTTTTTCCAAACGAATATTATAACCAATCTAAATAATATGCCAAGGGCTTATCCATATGTGAGCTATGGGAACAGTGGTCTACCTCAATATCAAACCCAGCAAGATATGGATACGGCTGAATTGTATAAGAGAAAGGGATTGACTGGCGGTCGTAAATCCCGTCGTAAATCCCGTTGTAAATCTAAGCGTAAATATAATCGCAAATCATGTCGCAGACAATGTAAATAATTAAAAATTACTTAGAAAAATAAATATTAGATAAATTGGTATAGCAATTAAACTGATAAATATTTATTTTTTTCTTGATGCATTATATAATCTACAAATCACACAAACAAACAAAATGATCGGCGGTGTTCTTGATTTAGGCGAGTTGGTCAAACGCGCCATTAAGTATTTGGTGGAAGGTGCGCTGGTCGCCCTTGCCGCTTACTCCATCCCCCAGCGCAAGCTGAACCTGGATGAAATCGGTCTCATTGCCCTTGTTGCCGCTGCCACCTTTAGCATTCTGGACACCTACGTGCCCACCCTCGCCGTGTCTGCACGCAGCGGTGCCGGCTTCGGAATCGGCGCCAACCTCGTCGGCTTCCCCGGCAACGTGCTCAAGGTTTAAGACGCATTAGGCGTTTCAACAAGTAGAATAAGAGAGAAATTGCATAATAAAAATAGTTATATAATGCAATTTTATGAATAATCAAATCAAATTACATTAGATGAGTGATTCCCATGTACAGTTGATGGGACGCCATGCGATTGTCAATGCGGCGATGGAAGCACTTGCGAGAAACATTCCGAACGCTTATGCACGTAATAAAATTACAAATGGAGAAGCAGCTGCATGGTTAAATAATAACAGGTATAAACTTTACATCTATACTCCTAGTTGGCGTCAATTCTTAATAGATGGATTGAACGAGGAAATTGAGGATGTTACTAAGAACGTTGTAAAAGCAACAACCAGTGTTGAAAAAATGAAGGAAATAATTAAAATATTATCAGAGCAAGCACCAGCGGCGGCACCAGCATCAGAGCAAGCACCAGCGGCGGCACCAGCATCAGAGCAAGAACCAAATGATGCCATAAAATTAACTAAGTTAATTGACAAACTAACGGAAAATGATGTTGCACGTAACAAGAAAGCAAAGCATCACCTCTCATTTTTATCATCATCATCATCAGATCCAGAAAAAAAACGAAATGAAGCCAAAGAATTAACTGAATTAATGAAATCAATGATAAATCATGAGAATACTCCAGATTACTTGAAAGCAATGTATCACATCTCCACTTTAAGAGGCAATGAAGGTGGTTATCGCCGACGAACCAAATACTCCAAGAAGCACCGGAAGTCCAAGAAGTCTAGGAAGTCTAGGATGTCCCGAAAGTGTAGGATACACTGAAAAATGAAATTTTGTGCATTGTGTCATAAATTGTATTATACAATGCAATAACCCACAACTTGATATAAAATTATGAGGGGGGTCTAAGGGGGGAGCTCGTCTCCCCTTTTTTTAGATGGTGGGAATGAATTCCCAGTTCAGCTCCTCGCAGATCTTCTTCCAGATTTCGTCCTGTTCAATGCGCTTCTCTCGGTCTTTTAGCATGGGGAAATACGAGAGGAACTCGCGCTGGTTCAGCAGCTCGCACATTTTATACACGGTGTAATAATAATTAAGGAAGTTGACGCGGTCTTCCGGGCAGAATTTAGCGTACGGCCCCTGAATTTCCATGAACAGGTTGCACAGCGTTTCCTCCAGTTCGGGCGACATGACGGGCGGCTTGATACCCAGCTTCTCCTTGATGAACGGGATGTGCTCGTAGTACTTGTTGTATCCCAGCTTCTTCAGAATTTCCTTTGCCTTTTTGTCGGTCAGCTGCGTGTGCAAGTCAATTCTCTCCTTTTTAATCTGATGCTTTATGTTTTCCAGGACATCAGGTGGAATCTGCGTGGTTTCCTTGGCCTGAAACTGCGCCAGAATTTCTTTGAAGTGGTTGATGCGCTTATAAGCGTAAAAACACGCCTCCTTGGGCGGCTCCTTGTACGACGGCTTCTCGTTCTCCACCAGGTAGCTCACGTGGATGGAGCAGTTGTTGCACACCATGATGCCCTCGTTGTCAACGGGAATCATTTCGCCGGCGTGGCAGAATTTGCACACGTCGGTCGCGAACACGTACTTGCTGATGTCAATATAGGACGGGTCCAGATTGGTCAAGTACCGCTGCACGTTGCTCTGGTTCACGCGCTTCAGCTCGTCTTCCTTAGACACGCACTCCACGCGAAAAAAATCGTTCAAGATTTTGGTCTTGTTGTTCCCGTTGCATATTTGCTGCTTGTTTTCAAAGTAATCAAATATGATTTCGTTGTTGTCTAAGTAGTAATTTTTGCACTCCTTATTGTGGTCACGAATGGTGGCACGCAGCTCATCCAGCCGTTCCTGCAAATCAACGGCATTCGGCGGGGATGTGAGCAGCTGCTGTTTCAACGCCCGCTTTTCTTTGACGAGTCGGGGGATGGTGTCCGACTTCAGCTTTGCAATTTTGGATTGATGCTCTCGGTGCTTGCTGTCCAGGGTCACGATGCTCTTTTCATCCAGCACGATTTTCTTGTTGGTTTTTTGCTTGAACGAGTTGTTTGGAGGCGCCATTTGAGCAAGGAAACAAGGAAACAAAGAAACAAGGAAACAATGAATTAGTGCAGTTGGTATATTTAATATATTATTTAGCGTAATGTTAATCACATATTATTTATCATTTTAATAATATTTAGGAATTCAAGTTCGGTACATAATGTCGCAACCGCAACCGCAACCGCAACCGCACCGCATCATTCAATCGTCGTTGTCGGAAGATGCGCTGGTTCAAATGTCATTTTTTTTCAAACTGTTAGAACAACAATGGAGCATAAAAAAACGGAACAACGTGTATATTTTGAAACAACGGGGCGGAGCTAAGCTCACTTACACTTCCGAATATTTGACAAGGGTGATGAACCATGCGACGGCGTTCCCCGATCAAGAACTTAAGCAAATTCAATTGATGACCTTTTTGCACAACGCACTGGAAGGCGGATGGAATATTAAGAAATACAGCACGTCCAATGAATCCAGCGCATGCAACAATTACGTGTTTGCAAAAAAACACAACGGGCAGTACAAAATGTATGAAGACGACGAGTATCTGACACAGTTCATGAAAAACAACCTTAGTTTGGAGTCATAGCGTCGTTCTGCGAAGTGCATCAAATCATGAAACTTTATTCAAAACACAAAACAAATGCTTAAGTTTAATTCATTTGTTTTCCCGATTTTTTTTTCTTTAGGCATATTATAACCAACAACAACAAAAATGGGAGGAGGATTAATGCAACTTGTCGCCTATGGCGCCCAAGACGTTTACTTGACTGGCAACCCCCAGATCACCTTCTGGAAGGTTTCCTACAAGCGCCACACCAACTTTGCCATGGAGTCCATTGAGCAGACCTTCAACGGCCAGGCCGACTTCGGTCGCCGCGTCACTTGCACCATTTCCCGCAACGGTGATTTGGCTTACCGCACTTACCTGCAGGTCACTCTCCCCGAGATCAACCAGCAGATGAAGGGCTCCTCTCAGGACGGTGTTTATGCCCGTTGGCTTGACTTCCCCGGCGAGCAGATCGTCTCCCAGGTGGAGGTTGAGATCGGTGGCCAGCGCATTGATCGCCAGTACGGCGATTGGATGCACATCTGGAACCAGCTCACCCTGACCGTGGACCAGCGCTCCGGCTACTTTGCCATGATCGGCAACACCACCCAGTTGACTTACATCACCGACCCCTCTTTTAACGATGTTGACGGCCCTTGCCAGGCCACCGCCCCCCGCCAGGTGTGCGCTCCCCGCAACGCCCTCCCCGAAACCACCCTCTACGTCCCCTTCCAGTTCTGGTACTGCCGCAACCCCGGCCTTGCCCTCCCCCTCATCGCCCTCCAGTACCACGAGGTCAAGATCAACCTTGATATCCGCCCCATTGACGAGTGCTTGTGGGCCGTCGGCTCCCTGTCCTGCGGTGCCGGCCAGCGCACCTCTGCCGGTGGCAAGGTCGTCACCGCTTACAACCAGTCCCTCGTTGCCGCCTCCCTCTACGTTGACTACGTCTTCTTGGACACCGACGAGCGCAGGCGCATGGCCCAGAACCCCCACGAGTA